ACCGCCTCTTGGTATTTTTTACCGTTGTCCTCGTACCACACAGTTGTTGTAACGCTGATGCTAGGATAGTCTGGGAGAGCGGAGCGTAGCTTCAACACCAGTGTAGGTGCAACAGTGGGTTGCGGTACACCAACAACATGAGCCGTAGCAGGCTCGCCGCCCGTGGCTCCAGCTCCCGAATACGGTGAAACTTTAAACCCGTTGGCGTTCATGTAATACATACGCCCAAACGTATCATTTAGGACGGGCCCCTTGGCCGCAAACGTCTCAATTGGCCATGTATAGAAGTTAGTGCCTTCTTCGGTGTAAATGCCCCTGACCGTGTTGGTCATGGTTTTAAGCAGAGTACCCCCACGCAAAGGGCGCAAGTCATTCTGTGCAAAATCGCAAAACAACGCTTGCTGCGCATTGGAATCCGGCAGTTTGTAGTCCGGCGTGTTTGGCAATTCGCCAGAGAAACTTTTAAGTACGAGGGTAGTCATGTCATCCCAATAGAGCGCACTCAGCCGTGCGGCGTTTCAACAGTCCCGGCAGTACTTTGCCGCCGCCTTTAGTCCAGAGCATCAGTTGTTCTTTTGCGCCTTCCCAATCATTGGCATTGATTTTCCTCTTTAACGTGCTAGTTTGCAAGCGGCCTGTGCCCAAATTGTAGGCAAAGTCCACGATGGCGTTGCACCTGCGAACGTCAGTAATCAAGCCGGGGCAGTTACGCAGAACTCCGGGTAAGTACGTATGTTCTAACTCAATCATTAAAAGCGCATGAGCTTCTTCTTGACTCATTGGTGCGTCTTCTAGCGTTACCTTGCGCTTGTCAGCGTAGTAAGTAGAACCGTAGCCAATCGTGGCTACGTTAGCAGGGCAAAGGTACGGCTTGGAGCGAAAGCCCTCAAACCGCTTGCACATCTCTGCGGCTAGTTCTAGGTTCATAACCCACGCTTAGCCAATGTACGGTCAAGGAACCAGAAGTTAATTGTTCCGGCCAGCAGTGCTGAGAAGTCAGGTGACATCATTATCTTAAACACTTCTAGAGGGGGAGCACCAGCTAGCCATGCGCTCCATGCAAACCAGACGTGGATAAAGCTCCACACAAACAATACCCAGTAAGTTACGACTGGCCTGACAGATGCAGATAGAGCTGCGGCCCAACCGCCAGCGGCTTTGACCATTGTGGCTTGTTGTTCTATAGCAGACTGGAACGCATCCATGACACCTACGTCAACGGCGGCTTCGCGCTGTGCGCCTATTTCTGCAAGTTTCATTTGCCCGCGCATTTGCTCTAAATCGCACTGGCGAGAGAACATATTCAGTTCGTGCAAGCGTTCATGCTTTTTATCAAAATACTTGAGCACCTCTGGGGCCATACGGAAAATACCGCCAAAGACGGAGCCTAAAATACCGCCACTTAGAATATCAAACATAGTTAGTCCTTACAAGATTTTGATTTGTCGTCATTCTGCATGAGTTTGATACCATACAGGAACCCAATCATGCCGCCGATAAGAGTAGAAAAAGCGGGTGAAATCATCTTGAATATTTCGGCATTGTCCACTTCTTTGGCCCAAAGGCCAAGCATAAAGCTGATTACCATAGCCAAAACAGAGATGCACAGGGTTGTGCTTACCATGAGTGTGACCCACAGTGTCAGCTTTTCCTTTGTTTCTATCTGAGGTTTCTTGACCTGTCTGGGTATCGGTTTTCTGGTCATACATAAATATCCAGTTTGCGGTTGGTAAAAATCTCAAGACTCAGTTGGTTGCGTTCGGCTTTCTTCACATACAACTCAAACTCAAGATCGTTAATTTTATCCTTTACTTTTCGCATCTTCAACGCTTGTGCATATTCTTCTTGTAAGCGTTCAGCCCTGCGCTCAAGCGCATCTGTCTTGGTTGGATGGCCCTCTGGTTGCACCATCGGATACCACTTGTGTATGGGCGGGATCATTTCTTTTCCCTCTCAAGTGCGTTTTTGTACCCTTGAATAACCTTATGCCTTAACAATGCACTATCAGCAGTACCAGCCCATTCCGATAAGTTATTCCAAATTACTACAAAGTCGGTACTTTTACATAAGTTCTGATGATTTGTAAGCCACATTGTCATTTGCTGATGACGCTCTGATGGGTTGTGAACTGTCCAAGCAATAGAGTAAAACTCCCGCACGCTGCACAAGTCTTTGCCTGTGGATTGGAGGGCGAGGGTGAGGACAAGTGCTACTAGCCATCTCACGGCATCGCCCAAAGAATGACGTACGTTCCAAAAACAACAAAACAGATAATACAGACCGCCGCAATAATTGCTTCGGCCCAGTCATTCATTTTCTAATCCAAGTCTGCCAAACAGCACCAGCCGCCATGATTAGACCAGCCACCCACAGAATAGGTTTAGCTGCAGAGGCTATCCATCCAAGCACTTTAAAAGCGCCGTCAAGAGCATTCATTGCGTCAACAATACCCCGTGTGTTTTTGTCAATGGTATCTACTTTGGTTTCAACCGCAAGCAGTCTTTCGTAGATTTGGCTATGGGTTATTTCGTCTTTCATGATATTTCAATCCAAGATGTTGTAGGTTCATCCCAACGATAGACTTTGTCATCAGTGGGGTAGGGCGTTGGTGCATCCCAAAGGCAAGTATCTTCGTTTAGTGTCCAAGATGCAAATGGTTGAGGCGGTATAAACGCATCGCGGCCTGCATCGTATGTAAAACCAATTCCCGCATAGTTTTTACGAATATTGCCGTTGTAACTTGTTTGCTTCCATATAGTTGAAACACCAAACAAAGTCTTGCAAAAGACAATACCTGCATCTTCAGATTCAACTCCGCCAATCTGGCAGTCATTGTTGTGAACCACGATGACCTGAGTCACTACATTGTTTTCGTCTAGTTGTGCAAAGTGCGCCATTTTTTAACCTCAAAATGTGATTGAACCCGATGCAGCCCATGTATAAATTCTGTAACCGCCTGAAACTGTAATTGTTGGCGAACCAGTAGTTGAAGTAGCCGCGGAATAAGAATCAGCATAGCGAATAATTACAATGCCTGAACCACCTGCGCCACCGGCATTATAAGATGGGCCGTTAGATTCGTAAGCTCCACCGCCACCACCACCAGTATTTACAGTTGCGGCAGAACCAGCGCCTTCGCCAGTAGAGCCACTACCGCCTCCGCCTGATCCGCCTGATCCGGGCCCTGTTGAACCGCCACCGCCACCCCCAGCAAAGAAACCAGCAGGTGAGCCATAAGCGCTAAATTGTGAATACTCACGCCCATCGCCACCATGACCAGCGCTATCTGTGCCGCCAGCTTCTCCTGCACCACCACCTCCGCCCGGTGTGTATGTGCTTCCATTTTTACCGCCAGCATTTCCATACCCAGTTAAACCGCCTGAATTGCCTTGTGTTGCAGAGCCGTTACCTGTTGTGTTTGCATACCCAGAACCGCCACCACCAGAGCCACCATTTCCGCCCGGTGAACCGCTATTACCGCCTGCGCCTAACCCGCCACCATTGGCAGTTGCAGTAATAGCTCCGCCGGAAAACACAGAATTACTTCCCGCCCCGCCATCAGAAGTTGTCCCGCCTGAACCGCCAGCGCCTACAGTTATTGTGTAGGCTGTAGCTGTACTTACGGCAACAGAAGATGAATACAGCAAACCACCAGCACCGCCGCCGCCAGCATTTGCATCATTGGATGCCCCGCCGCCACCGCCGCCAGCAACTATCAACATTTCAACAGTTGAAGTAGGATTTATCTCTATGGGCCAATTGTTTCTCCCCACAGCTTGCGATTGCTGGGTTAGAGTGTAGATTCCTGAGTATTGAGCCATTTATTTATCCTCAGAAAGTGATCGAACCAGATGAGGTCCATGTATAAACACGATAACCGCCAGATACAGTTATTGTTGGTGAACCTGTAGTCGCTGTGGCAGGGACGTAAATGCTCGGGTATCGAATAATAACAATACCAGAACCCCCAGCGCCACCCGAAGTGCCGGGATATGAACAACCGCCACCGCCACCGCCAGTGTTAGCTGTTCCCGCGCTGCCAGTACCTCCTATTGACCCGTTACCGCCGCCACCATTTCCACCAGTGCCCACCCAAGTGCCACCACCGCCATAAGCTCCGCCACCGCCGCCGCCAGCGCGATAAACGGCAGAGCCTGTAATAGACGATATGACACCTACGCCGCCGTTACTTGTTCCTGATGGGTCACCATTTGCACCAACAGCCCCTGCACCGCCGCCGCCGGCTGCGTTAAAGTTTGTGTAAGCAGAAGTAGCGCCGCCAGCATAGCCTTGTCCTACTGTTCCAGTACCGCCAGTTGTTGGAGCAGGATTGTAGCTACCGCCGCCGCCGCCAGAACCTCCGTTACGACCGTTAAATGAACCACTGCCATAAGCACCTCCGCCGCCCCCTCCTACAGAAGTTACAGTGCCAAAAACAGAGTTTGACCCGTCATTCCCCTGCGCTGAAAGTGTTGTTTGCGTCGCTCCGCCAGCCCCAACGGTTACTGTGTATGAAGTGCCAGCAGAAATTGAAAGCGAATTTTCAGCAGAAGCGCCACCACCAGAACTTTCTCCAGTAACACTAGACCGATAACCGCCAGCACCGCCCCCAGCAGATTGGCTTCTCCCGCCACCGCCGCCGCCAGCAACAACTAAATACTCAACCGACGGCGGGGTACTAGTAGTTAGTGGATCAAACGTAGCAGTGATGAATCCGCCTTTGTAACGATGTGACATGGCGACTCCTTAGGAGATTTCTTCGTATGACACGGTGTACGCAATCTTACTTGAGGTGCTCGACGTCACAACGATGGATTTGTTTTCTTCAATATAAAACGATGTGTTCTTATCGCTTGCCACAATCGAAGCGTCAGCTGGGATGTCTATGGTCGAAGCAATGGGGTAGGATGTTCCAGAACCGTCCGCTGCGGTGTTGATTGCAACGGTAGCGGCGTATGTAGATGAGCCATCCACATTAGCTGCAATAACCATATTCACTTTGAGAACTTTGCCGCTGCTTGCGGCGTTGGCTAGCAATACGTTGGCCGTCGTGTTTGATGGCGTAAGGTAAGTAGTCTTACCTGTGATGGTTGTAACGTTTACAATGTTAGGTGCAGCCATTTTAGCCTCCGAATACGATTGCCATTGCGATGGCTTTACCGGTTGATGCTACGCCAACAAGGGTGTTGTTTGCAGCAGAAATTGTTTTGTTTGTCAGGGTTTGAGAATCTGATGTTCCCACAACCGCGCCTGCGGGTCCAGCGACTTTTTCCCAAAGAGACGTAGACGTGCTGTACTGTAGCAAGTCATTATCCGAAGGGGACTGCGCTGAGACGTTGTGCCATGAGCCGAGGTCGCGTCCCCGGTAGCTAATGCTTTTGAGACAGTTGACCTTTGACCTGTTGCGCCGGAGATATAAACAGCAGTGCCTTTTGTCAGGGTTGCACCAGTTGTGTTTCTGACTGCTGCTAAAAGCGTTGATGCGGGTGAAGCCTCAGAAACTACCAGATCGATGTTATCTCCAGTTTGGGTAACAACAATACTTCCGTCAGAGGATGTCGCGCTTGCAAGGGGTGTATACGTCAGACTGTTAATCTGCAAATCCCAAGCTGAACCATTCCAGACCCAAGTCTTAGTGCCTAGCGTATACGTTTGATTTAGCGTTGGGCTGGATGGGAAGTTCATGTTTCTACCTAATTAAACCACTGGGATATTGTAATTGGGTCTGCCGTTTGGCTCAAGGCGTTATTGGCACATAGTCTGGGTTATGAGGCCATTCAACGGGGAGTCGTGCGTCAGAAACAGTTGCAGGGAAATCACGCAAGGCTTGACGGTATGTTGCCCACTCAGCTTTCTTAGGAATAGTGCAATCAGCAATCTGAGTCCAATCACAGGCAGTCAATAAAGCATTGCGTGTGGCTCTCAGTTGAGACATTGCGCTGTCTTTGGCTGCTTGAATTTCCTCGGCAGTCAAATCTGCTACTTGAGCAAGTGATACAAATTCGCCATCATCATAGGCTTCACAAGAAACCAACTTTTGCGTCAGTCGGTCGTGGGCTTTGAACAGCGTGACCTTCTTTGCGTTGTTGGCAGTCAAGAATTCATCAGAGGGGCCACTTGTGCCAAATGATGTGTTGGAGAACAGTTCACGATAGTCGCCAACTGTAATAGGTGTTGTCAAAATTGCTACTTGCATAGTAGTTCCTTAGTATGGGCCAATATTGGGAAT